GTTGTCAGGGTGTAGTCCGTTTAACGTCAAAATTACCGATAACAGAACGTGGGAGCTGGACGTGTGTCCGGTTGCTGCCAAAGTCTCTGAGTTCGGTTCCTATTGCTTATGGATCATGCTTGTCATTGGCGTATTCGTCATGCTGACAGGCGGAAAGAACGAGGCATAATATGCCCTTACCTGTAGTCGGTTTCTTCGGTTGGTTCGTCGGTCTATTCGGAACGGCGTTGACGTCGATCACAACGTGGTTCTTTGCGCGCTTCGTCTATGAGAAGGCATTCATCTATATGATGATTACCCTTTTCTTGGGTGCGGTCGGAGTGCTCACATTGGGCTTTGCCTTGGGTGTTAAGGCAATGGTTATGGCGGCACAAGTCAATTTTCCAACGACACTTGGGCCGGCAACGTATTTTCTGCCTTCCAATATCAATCAAGTCTTTGCCATCCTCTTTGCCGTTCGTATTTCCAGAACGGTCTATCGTTGGACTGTGTCAGTCATGGCGGCGTATGCGCCGATCTCTCCTCGTGATCGGTCGTTTATAACGTAATGGCGGATTACTGCATTACCGGCAAAAAAGGGACTGGCAAGTCTCTTTTTGCGGTCGGAGTCATTCAAGAAGCACTCGTTGCAAAGAAGCGGGTTGCAACGAACTTGAATATCTTCTTAGAGCAATTGATGCCGGCTACCAATATGCAAACCATTATCCGGTTGCCGGATCGGCCTACCGTGGCCGATTTAGAGGCATTGGGCAGGGGTCAAGAAGGGGTCATTGAAGAGGATAACGGCGTGATCGTGCTTGATGAAACGAGCACGTTTTTCAATAGTCGCGCCTTCGGTGACAAAGAACGTCAGCCCCTTTTGGACTGGCTTGTTCACAGTCGAAAACTGGGTTGGGATGTGTATTACATCTGTCAGGGTCTAGCTCAAATCGATAAGCAACTACGGGAAACCATGATCGAATACCACGTAACGGTAAAGCGAACCGACAAGTGGCCGATTCCCGTTGTAACGTTCGTGACTGGCCTTCTCGGTTATCCAGTCCGATTCCCGAAAATGCATATAGGCATCATCAAGCAAGGTGTCGAGCGGGATTCTTTGATCGTAGATCGCAAGTTTTACCGTTCTCATACCTTGTTTAATGCTTATGAGACGCAGCAGTTGTTCCTTGATCGTTCGCACCCTAAAGCCTGCGCGATTCATTCCGTCTTGAGTGCGTGGGATATCAAGGGGCGTTATCTGCCTCCTGCGCCTTCAAAGTGGCTTCGATTTGTCTATGGCGTCATAGGCCATGACTGGACGGTTGCACCTGCACAACTACGCCTTGCCAAGAAGCCGAAACACAAGCTAGCGGTTCTTCTCGGCAAGCTGCCACCAGAACAGGCGCTTTATCACTGGAAGCGTTTAGAATCGCTTGGAGCATTCAATTGAGAGTAGCCGTTATCCTCTGCCTCGTTTGTTCAATCTGCGCGTGTTCTGGCACCAGCAGAAGGGCACAAGCGCGTGATTGGATGGATTGCGTCAGCGAACACATGCGCGAACCGTCGAGGGCTTGGATTCAGACCTGTAGCAGTTGATTCCGCTACGGAATCAAAAAGGCGGTTTTAGATCTCGGATCGAGGCTGGCCGGGTGCAAAAACGGTTCCAATACAGAACGACCCCCCTTTTATAGACCGGCAGAGGTTAAACGTTACATAACGGAATCACCGACCATGCTGTCCCGTATTCGCGTAGCGAACCGACACCAGTCGGGGGACATGGTCGGGCGCTCCGATTCTCTCTGGTAGAATGCGTCATGTTTCCGGCGTGGTCTGTTCAATTACGAAACCACTATTGGTTCCTGCGTTGCCGTCGCTCTTGGGATTTGGCAGCGAGGCAACGCCACTACAGACGAATCATGGCCGAAAAAAAACGCCTGCTAAGTGCAGGCGTTGATCGGGAGGAACTGCGTTTACTTTGCCGCTATCTGTCTAACCTGAGAAACAAAAACGCGGAGTACAGGTGGAGAGTGTACGTAGCACAAATGAAGCTGCCGTTCTGATATACCGAGAGCATAACGACTTTACATAATACAAAGCATGAGATTTCAAATCGTTGCTATCACTGGCTTGAGCGGGTGCCGGTGTTACTATGGAAGTAACAACGAAAAAAATCGCCGCTAGCCATCCTGCCGCTATACCTCCGATTCTTTTCAAATGCTCGCGCCAAACCTCCCGGCGTGATTCGTCTTTTTCCGCTTCAATACGGACTGCCGTTTGTATCGATTCATAAGGCCTATTAAGTGCCTTTGCGATCTGTAGATAAACGAATTCATCAGGGCTGTTCCGGCCTTTGTAGTACTCGCTAATACGCTGTTTTGGGATTTCTAGCGCTTTAGCTAGTGCATAGTCGCTTTCTACTCCTTTGGCCTTCTTAACCTGATCCAGCAAGGTTTTGATTGTGTTCATGGTGTTCCTCCGTTAACGGTCTGTAGTTTAGTCTAAAAATAGGACTTGACAACAGTCTAAAAACCGGACTAGGATCGGTGCGTCTAAAAACCGGACTAGGTACAGGGGCATTACCAGATGGCAAAGCGGACGATTACGCGAGATCGAGCAGAAGTAGACGCAATGTGGGCAAGGTCTGCTTATGTAGCGCCGCCGGCCTCGGTGGCTGCGAGGAACGAGACGGCTGCCGGGGCCGGTAGGCGGCGCTCCCCCCCCTTACTAACAGGGGGGGAAATTTATACCCCATCCCGTGGTGAGCGTCTGGTTTTGTCGGATGGCAAGATCAAAGTAACCCTTGCACGTCAAGGATACGCGGGGAATTCAGCGTTCGTGGACTGGCTCAATTTCACGGTTCATGAAACAAGCTTTTGGGGTGATACGTGCGATCTGTCGGACGAGAAGGTGATTACGGACTGCTCAATAGTTCTCGAATCGATCTTAGGGTTTGGGATAACCATGCAATGCGAACGTGGCCGGAATTTCTACCGCCGTTCCTATGTGCTCGGGGATAACTGGGGCTTCGTTTGTCATGGTGGGCAACGCGGAACAGTGCTAGTCATGCTCTCCGGTGAAGGTTGTGCTGTAGCCCTGCCGGGGTGGGAAAAACGCCTATATGAATGGCTCAAACATCAAGCCGTTAGTCCGAAAATAACACGCGTCGATTTAGCGCATGACTGCTTCAACGGCGAATACACAGTTGATCAGGCCAAAGCTGATTATGAAACCGGCGGTTATACCTGCTATGGCCATCTTCCAGATTGTGAGCAACGCGGAAACTGGCACATTCCAAACGGCAAGGGGCGTTCCTTCTATACCGGCCATCGTAGTAACGGCAAGTATTCCCGCGTTTACGAAAAAGGTAAGCAACTTGGTGATACAAACAGCATTTGGACACGAATTGAAGTTGAGTATAAAAGCGTGGACAGGGTCATACCCTTCGAGGTGCTGATTTCTTCAGGCGAATACCTTGCAGCGGCTTATCCGGCCTTTAACTGGATACATGAAAAACAGACTCGAATCGTAACAACTCGAATACGACTCGAAACGATATACCAAGGAACCCTTGATTGGCTTCATGAGCAATGCGGCGCGGCCTTGTGGGTAGCGTCTGAACTCGAAGGATCGGCTGAAAAGCTTCTGCAAAAAATCATGAAAGTCGGCCAGTTTCCAAAGCGTTTAAAGCTGCCAATGATCGATGACGGACAGCACGCTATTCATAGGTGGAAAAAGCCACAAATGACAAACGAATACATGATGGAAATGGGGATACTTGCGACTTAACGCCGCCGGTCGCATGAAGTTAAACACAGGTGGCATATTCTGAAAGGTTACAAAATGAAATTCCAAACACAAGCAAAAGTAATGGGCGCTAAGAAGTTCTGCGGAACGGTCGAGGGGCAGAATTTCGATAGTACGACACTGTTTATCGAGACGGAACTGGACACCAGCAAAGAAGTAGCGCTTGGTTTCGCGGTTGCTGAATACAAGTTTGGCACGTCTGCTGAATTCGACAAAATGAAGCACCTGACCTTCCCGTTTATTGCGGATTTGACCGTCGAACTCACGACCACCGGCAAGCGTGAAAACAAAGCCGTACTTGCCATGAAGCCGATTGCTGCTGTTCGGGAACAAGCAAAGCAATGAATACCATAAGGCCGGTTTGGGTGATTCAGAACAGAAGTTCCGGCTTGTTCCTTGGCCATGATCTTTTCCTGACTCGTTCGCTGAAAGATGCGGGGCGTTGTGATGATCCCGAATCGGCCTTAGATACCGCCGTGTGTAGTCTTGAGGATGATTTCGAGATTCACAAATTCTATGAAGAAGAAAGCGTGATTGAGTCACGTTTCGAGGGGTAGGGGAATGGCTAAAGACAGTTCAATTTCTGCGGTTCGTACGCCTGATATGTTTGGCGCTCCCAGTCGTCGCGGTCGGCCTCCTATGCCTCATGCACTCACGAATGCACAACGGCAAGCAAAGTACAGATCAACGCATTCGTCATACGAAGTCGGGCCAAAAATCGGATTAACGGTAAAGCGTTTTGCAAGGGATTTTGACCTGTCGGAGGATGAGGTAGTCCGGCGACTTTTGCAATTTGCGTTATGTAACAGAAATTGGAATCAGACGGGGTTCTGACCATGAAACCAGAAATTGTTTATGCCTTCTATCTGCTGCTCGGGATTGGCTATTTTTACGGCACGTTTTTGGTGTGGAAAGCGGTGTTATGAAAAAGTACATATTTATAGTTTTAATGTTTGCGGTTTCTGTTGCAAACGCTTCGACTACGGTTATCAATTCTTCCGGTCAATGTTCGCCTTTGACTGCTGCGTCTGCTTCCTGTTCTGATGTGGGTACGGCTTTTAATGCTTGCAATGTGGCGCGAGGTGTTGGTGGTTACTCCGTTACGTCATGCTCAACTAATCCGGTTTTGGTTAATACGGTTATTAATTTTAATAATGGCGCTGTTCAATGGACTGTAACGAGTGTGACGACTACGACTCCGACGTGCACAACGGGAACTCATCTGGATACAGCTACAAATACCTGCGTTGCTGATGCGGTAACGACTACGGGCGGTAATGATGAATACGTATTTTATGCGTCGTTATTTTTCGCGGCAATGATGGGATTTAGAACGGGGTTCAGAGCATGACACATGCTGAAGTGGTTACATATTTGGGCTATTTAGTGTCCGCTTGGACGATGGGATTTACCGGGGGCTATTACATAACAAAATTCAGGGATGCGGCTAACGCGGCGACTTAGTTTCTAGCCTTCAAAGTCTTAATTCTAGGGCTTTGAGGGGTAGGGGGGATTCTCTGCCATTTTCTTAACTTTGGAGGTTTTATGAACAAACTGCAAAAAACCGCTATCGCCACGGGTCTGGCGTTGGGTGCTGGTGCTGCAAATGCGGCTCTTCCGGCTGATGCTGCTGCCGCCTTTACGGCCGTGTCGGGCAACGTTACCGACATTCTCACGGCGGTCTGGCCGATTGTGATCTCTCTCACGACCGGCTTTATCTTGATCAAGCTGTTCAAGAAGGGTGTAACCAAGGCCACCTAATACGGCCTTATGTGGCGGGGCTTCGGCCTCGCCATTTTTCAAATACAGGGGGAGTGGATATGACAAAAAGCATAAAAAGACAAATCAGACTATTTGTGTTCTTTGTCATAGGCATCTTCTTAGGCGGTTACAGTGTTTTCGCAATGGCTGAAACTAAGCCTGCAACTCCAGCGTGTGGTGAGGGGGTGCAGACTTGGAACTATCAAGGGTCAAACATCTGCGGCGATGTTTGCGGCACTCTTGTACCGGGTTCAGCCATTTATGATTATGTCGCAGGGACACAAAGATTACGTTGTGTTGTCAACTCTCCTCTTAGCTATACGACGTTTCAACCGGTCACACAGATTAATGCGTACGTTTGCGAGTCGGGGTGGACGTTGTCGGGTCAAACATGCACTAGGCCAGATTGTGTTGCACCGCAGGTCAGGAATGCCACTACTGGGCAATGTGAAGCACCGGCCTGTCCTTTTAGTTCCGAAAGCGTCTGGTATTCATGGCCGAAAACATCCAACTCAAACATAACGGGCGATTACTGCTTACAAGGTTGCGGCTATAACATTGCGTTGCAACTTGATGGGGGCTATGCGGCCAGTTCAACAACGCAATGGGCACAATTCACAAAGACAGGAACCGGTATTCCTTGTCCGATGGAAAATCCTCCGCCGTCTCCCACAACTAGGCCTAATCCTGATCCGGTAAAAAAACCGCCGTGTGCTGATGGAGAGAAAGTAGTTGCCGGGATTGATGGCAGCATTTCATGTGTGCCTTTTAATACGCCGGGGGCTGACGTTCCGAAAGTTGGCAAGGAAAAACAGAGACAGGAATTTCCAGACGGTTCATCGATAGACAACGAATCAACGGTGACGTGTACGGCGGATGGATCGTGCACGACCGTGAAGAAAAAAACGGTCAATCCGACTCCGGGGGGTGGTGGAGGTCAGGCGGGAACGCCTGGTGTCAGCACTGATGTGGCGTCTAAGGCAGGAACGGAAACATCCGATTATTGCGCCAAGAATCCAAGCCTACAGATGTGTAAAGGCGGGATGAATGAAGAGGCCACACAAAAGAAAGTTCTCACGGAACTCGAAAAATTAACTAAGCCGGACGTCACTGACGATTCGGCTATAACGTCGATAAATACAGGCGTTAGACCGGAGGAGGGCGCGGAATACAAAGCGATGACTAAAGGCTTTCAGGATGGCGCTACAGGCACATTTGATCCTACGGCGTCTAGCAAGTCGGCGTTTCAATCTGCGATGGATTCGGGATGGTGGACAGCCATACCGTTGTCAGGGTGTAGTCCGTTTAACGTCAAAATTACCGATAACAGAACGTGGGAGCTGGACGTGTGTCCGGTTGCTGCCAAAGTCTCTGAGTTCGGTTCCTATTGCTTATGGATCATGCTT